GTTTGGCTCAGAAGTTTCGTGACGATCTAGACTTTATTCTTGACAATATTTACTCGTCGTCGCCTTTCTTTAAGAAGAAGACTGACGCGTGGTTAGAAAAGAATACGGATGGATATTCGGATCTCACGGAAGGTGAGCGCCTCACTAGAGCTGCTGAAGAAGCCCTCGCAGAGATGTCTGAGAAGGGTCGCGTCCCTGCCTCTTACACTAACAAGATTAAGAACAAGATCAAAGAATACGCTAGGGAGCTTGGGATCAACCTGAACTTCTCCGAAAGAGAGATCAGAACTATTCTCGACCAAGCTCATGCTGCTGTGATCAACGGCAAGAGGGGTGACGTCTCGGGCAACGGCTTTAAGACGATGTCTTCTAAATCTGAAGAAGTCGATGCTGTCATCAACGATACTGCAAGACTCTTTGGTGTCACTAATATTGAAAAGGCTCTGACTGAACCTGACTTCCGGGCACAAGTTAAGATGTCTCTTGCGCAAGCGGGTATTCCCACTTCTGCACTAGAGTCTAAGGCTTATCGTCCTATGGTTGTCTCTGACCTTCATAGTAAGCGTATAGCAGAGTACGAGAAACTCACCGATAGTTCAGATACTAAAAAACTGAATGACGCGATTGATTATCTTGATGAAGCTTACGCACAAGGTAGAAAAGATGTCGACGATCTTCAAGATACTCTTATTGAGCGTCTAAGAAAAGTTGAAGAGTCTAGAAGCTCTTCGAATGACAATAAACCTGAAACCCCTAGAGAAGCAATCAGACGCCTTGCTGAGGCAGCAGATGTTCGAGCTCAAAAAGTAGGGTTTGAAGATGAAAGACGTTTTGCTAATCGGAATACCAAAGTTTACAAACAATGGTTAGCTGAAAGCGAAAAGCTTGATAAAACAAGAGATAGTCTTTGGGAACAATATCAGACGATGAATAGTGACGGCTCTCCGGCCGGATCTAAGAGGCCTATGAAAGCTTCTGGAACTGGCTCTGAGGGGCCGCTGCAAGGTGGGACTCGTAGGGAAGATCCTGACGGGGTGGGCATTGGTCGTGTTCGGTCTAATCGTAATATCGACGATATCTTGAAGGAGAATGCTCCTGAAAGAACCAAGAAGACTTGGAACGATTGGATTGATGACGCTGGTCGTATCAAGATGACTGGCAAGGCTGCTCAGAACTTGGCGAGAGGCGCAGACGTACCTGAGCTTTTGGCCGCTGAAGAGTTTGCTATCAAAAGTGCTAACCGCATTTATGATCTGTCTAGAAAGACGGGCACTCTTACGGCCCGTGAACGTTTCGTCCTAGGACAGGAGCAGGAACGTCTTCGTAACGTCATTCAAAGCGTTAATGATTTGAAAGCTAACGCCGGACGTATTCTCAATGCTAGTAAGATCGAAGTCGGTACTGATGCTGCGATGACTGATGCGATGCGGAGGATGCTTGCTACGGCTGATCTTACGACTCCTGCAGGTCGTGCCTCGGTAACTGCCGATATCGAGAAAGCCAAGGTGTCTGTGAAGCAGAAGCAGCGCTTGAACAAGATCAAGGACACAATAGGCAATATCCTTAATCTTCCTTTCGCCATGATGTCTACGTTAGATCTCTCGGCCCCGTTCAGACAGGGAAGAAGTCTCGTTCATACGAAAGCATTCTGGAAGAGCATTCTTCCTATGTTCGCTATGGCGGGCAGGGCTGAGAATTTCAGAGCTGTCATGAGAAGTATTCAAGACCGCCCGACTTTCAAACTGATGGAAGACAGCGGTTTGTTTCTTGCAGACGTGGGCAAACAACTTAACAAGCGTGAGGAACGCTTCATGTCTTCTTGGGCTTCTAAGATCCCGGGTTTCGGCAGAGCAGTACGTTTCTCTGAAAGAGGTTATGTAGGTTTCTTGAATAAGCTTCGTGCGGATACATTCGACGACCTCCTTCGTAAGATGGACGATATCGATCCTGCATTTAGACTTGATAAAGACCGTATGGAGAAGTTGGCTTCGTTTGTCAACAACGCTACTGGCAGAGGTGACATTAAAGGTCTAGTAGAAGCTGGTCCTATTGTCAACGGGCTGTTCTTCTCTCCGCGGCTCTTGGCTTCGCGTCTCCAATTGCTTAATCCTGTCTACTACGCCACCCTTCCTAAGGGGGTTCGTAAGGAGGCTGTTAAGTCCTTGCTGGCTACTGGCGGGCTGACTGCCACTCTGGGCGTTCTTGCTACGATGATGGGCGCCAATGTTGAAACTGATCCGAGATCTTCTGACTTTATGAAGATCAGAGTAGGTGACACAAGGTACGATACTCTAGGCGGTTTTGGCCAGTATGTTACACTGGGGGCTCGTCTCTATAGCGGTGAGACTAAGAACGCTAAAAAGGACATCGTAGAGCTCGGTAAGAAGTTCGGTAGCGATACCCGTTGGGACGTTGCTATTGATTTCATGGCTAATAAGTTCTCTCCTCTCGCCAGCCTTGTAAAGGATTGGATGAAGGGGAAAGACTTCGAAGGTAAACCGTTTGAAATGAAGAAGGAAATCCTGAAAAGGTTTATTCCTCTTTTCGCACAAGACGTCATCGAAGCTACTGAAAAAGAAGGTGTCACTGGCGCAGTTAAGACTGCTCCTGCTTTCTTCGGGGTCGGCGCTCAGACTTATCCTTCTCCTGACGGTACTGACGTACTAGGAAGATCTTACGAGGCTGAACGGGAGGAAACTCCCGGGACTGCTGAGATCGCTCGCCTCGAAGAGGTAATGGGTAAGCCTATCGTCAATGCACCTAAGAAAACTATCGGCGATAAAAAGCTGACTGAAGAAGAGTTCTTGCAATACCAAGAGCTTGCAGGTGGTTGGATTAGACAATCCGTAGAGGAGGAAATGAATACTCCCGAGTGGGAGACTTACTCTGATGAAGAGAAGGTCGACATCATCCGGGATATCGCAAAAGACATGCGGGCCAATGCCCGTGACGAACTGTTCTCACAGGAAGAGGAATCGGAGGCGGAAGCCGAAGAGGAGGACGAATGGGAGAATTTTTAACTAGGGGTAACTATGCCGATGAGAGAAATCGAAACAGCCGAGAGAATTGCAGTGCTTGAGCTACAAGTCAAACTCTTACAGCTTACTGTAGAGAGTACTAATACTAAACTAGACGAGCTCTTGACGCTGCGATCTAAGGGGGTGGGGGCCTTTTGGTTGGCCTCCGCTCTCTTCGGGACTGGTGTAGTCGGTGTTCTAACCGCGTTTGTTTCGTGGGTGAGAGGGTAAGGAGATGATAGATGTCTAAGCGAAAACCTATTGCAGCACTAGCTGCTACACTTCTTATCGCCACTCCCTTCATTGGAACTTGGGAAGGAAAAGTAAATGATCCCTATAAAGATATTGCGGGTATTCCTACCGTTTGTTATGGAGAGACTCGTGTCCCTATGCGTCGATATACTGACGCCGAGTGTAAAGAAATGCTCGAGGAAGCTGTATCGGAATTTGCGGCTCCGGTACTTAAAGCGACTCCGACGCTCGCGGACAAGCCCTACGCTTTAGCTGCGGCTACTAGTCTGGCGTATAACATCGGAGTAGGAAGCTATAACGGTTCAACCGCGAGGAAGAGATTCCTCAAAGGCGACATCAAAGGGGGTTGTTCTGCCCTACGGTTTTGGGATAAGGCTAGAGTAAATGGTAAACTTCAAACAGTCAAAGGTTTGGCTAATAGAAGGACTGCGGAGTACAATATCTGTGTTAAAGACGTATAGTGCATATATATTAGCTGCTGCGCTGGCAGCTAGTTCATTAATGTTGTACGTTACAAACTTAAAACTTGAAACGTCTAAAGCGCAGGTCGTAGCGGAGAGACAGAAGGTTGAGACTGTCACTGCTAATTGTAAAGCCGCGGCCAGTGAGGCTAAGGCTAAGAATATTGAAGAGGTAAAGAAAATTGAAGATGGTTATGAAAAGAAGGCAGAAGAATCTGACGTTCGGCTTGCTGACTTGCGTAAGCAGTTTAATGCTAATCTCTTGCAGTACGCCAGCAAAGCTAGAGGTTCGTCCGGGAGTGTGCGTCTATCCAGCATTTCCCCAATTGCCGCAAGCGGCTACATTGCCGGTGACAGTACCGAAATTTCTATTACCTTCGAAGACGCAGGAATCTGCGCAGAAAACACTGCCCGGCTCCAAGCCGTAAAGGAATGGGCAGATAAAATTAATCAGTAAACACAAAAAGCCGCTAGAGGAAAGGATCACTCCAATCTTCTAGCGGCTTTTCTTTTATTTATTCGACATTGCCGATCGCGTCTTGCCAAAGAAGATACAACTCGTTATCGGTTGCATTGTTCTTTAACATATTTGCTCGATAAGAAATAATTCGAACATTACCGGGAATGTATCCTTTAGAACTGTCTATTCGATCAAGAGAAGGTTTAATCATACGTGTTTTCAACACGGGACAAATATCTGGAATTTCAGGAATATCTTCAAGAGTTATTGTGACTTCCCATTTGCCTCTGCTGCGAGCCCTGTCAAGCATCTTTCTTTTGTAAGATTTCTGCTTCCAATCTTTTCTAGACCGGGGAACACGACAAGACTTGCAATGAGGGTAGAGACCATTCTTACCGTTTTTGAAAGGAGAGAAGGCCGAAGCCTCCTTATACCCCTCGCAAGATTTACACACTCGCCCCTCAGTCAACTATGTGCCCGATCGAAACCACTTCGCAGATTCCGGCACTGCAACTAAGCTCTTGCGATCCTGTAGTCGCATCTTCCTTCTCATAGAGCCGTAGGTCGTCCCAATTGATAGCGGGTGTTGGGTGTGCTTCGACCCATGCCTTGTATTCGACCTCTGATACCTCCGTATACGGGGCCTGCTTGTAGGAACCTCCGTCGTAAGGAAGGAATGAAACACCAGATAGCGTATCAAAGTTTTTATAAACCCAGGCACCAACTTCAGGCCACTCCTCTTCTTTTACGTTAATTGTAGCGGAAGGCTTGTGCTCACACCAGTTATCTTGGAGATGTTTCCAGAGCTCGAGAGCCTCTAGGGCAGTCTGGTCGTGCCGGGTGACTGCGCTAGCAGGTGCGGCCTTGGGGAAGAAGAAGACACTAGTATTGAGTGGGGACATGACGTCTCCCTCCCAGTAGACTCCCGCATCTTTGAGAAACATCGTGAGAGGGTCTTTGTTATCCGCACGGACAGTTCGAATATAATAAGGACTGTGCCGAGTATGAAGCCCAGAAGCAGAATCAACCAACTGAGAGACAGTACCAGAGGGCTTAACACAAGTAGTGGCAACAGACGGGGCCACGCCAAGACGAGCCGCCCATTCGACATTTGTTTCAATGACGACTTGCTTAATGATAGCGAGTGTGTCAGCGTCTCCAAGGAGAGAGAGGTTATCGCAGACACCGGTGAGGCTAACCCCGAGAAGACGTTCTTCATTGCATGTATCCTGCCATTTCTTTCTTAGGTACTTGAAGTCTGTGAAAGAGCTTTGTATCGTTCCAAGTATACTTGCAACTCGTGCCTTTCTTTTGAGGCTATCCAAGCTATCTGTTGATCTGACAACAATTTCGGTAAGGTTGCAAAACTGGAATGGCCTAAGGATAATTTCACTGCAAGGGTTTGTGCCGAACTCATGCGTCGGGTCACGGCGTCCATTTCGTCCAGCAACAGCTTGACAAGCATAGCGTGAGAAGAGACCGGGCTCTCCTGAATGCGACTCATATATCTCTGTCCATTTGTTCATGAAGAAGCCAACATCTGGCCTACGGTTGTCGTAGACAGCAGAGTTATTTGCCAGACGGCGGTGGCCATTTTGTTCCCACCATGCTCCTGACTTTGCTTTCGAAAGGCGGTCGTCCGTACAGTCGAACAAAGAGATCATGGCTGAACGGCGTACACCACCAACCACCACGATGTCTGCAATCTTGCACATCAGATCGTGGCATTCGAGAGGCGTTAGCCTTCTTCCGGCTGCCGTTCTAAAGAGGCGAACAGTGAACTCGAAAAGGTCCTCCAAAGGTCGGGGGCCTGAAGCACGTCCACCAAAAGTTTTGAGTCTCGCTCCGGCAGGGCGTACTCGAGACACGTCCCATTTGGGAACGCGACCACCAACAAGGAGAGAGATGAGCTCTCGGAAGCTTCTTGCCCATCCTTCTTTACTGTCTCCAACCACAATTGTAGTATCGGTTGATTCGAGGGATTCTGCGATTCGAGGGAGTTGGTCAGTATATTTACTTTCTACAGAGAAGCCGACGCCGGTGCCACACATCAGAATCAGCATGCATTCGTCGAAGCTTCGGAGGGAATCTACCGGAAGGTAGGCACAATTATAACTACAGACGTCATTAGCGTCTAGAGCTTTGCCAGCAGTCATCAAAGATCTCATGCTTGGCATTGTTTCTAGGTTGTGAATTGATACATAAATATCAATCCAGTCTTGTTCAGTTCCAATCCAGTTTGTTCTTTCGCCGTAGTAATTGACGAGACGACTAACTGTTTCAGGCCACTTCTCTCTACGGCCTTCTTTCTCGATCCATTTGGAATAACGAGAAACAAAGATGAATTTTTCGTAGTCAGACGGGAATGGATCAGGAAGTTCTGGGAGCTTAATCAATGTGTGTTCTTATCCTATGACAGTTAGCGCAGAGAACTCTGCATTTTCTTATTTCGTGGAAGAGGCTTTTAAGAGTTCCTCTATCTGTTCGATGAGAAATCGTAAACTTCTTCGTGCTTGGATCTATGTGATCAAAATCAAGAGCTACTGCATGTTTATTATAACTACAATACTCACAGCCTTTGGCAACCTTATATTTACTGATCCAGTATAAACGCCGCAGACGACGAGGTTTCCAGAAATCAATATGTTTCTGTATCCTCTCTTCTCTTAGCCTTTCTTTATGCTTTTCTCGCCACGCTCTTCCATATTCAGTTGAGCAAGCTGCCATCAATTCGCCTAATCTGTTTATCGCTTACAATCATCTGGAAGTGTTGAGGAAGAACCTCTACAACATACCGAGTCTTGCCTGCTAGGGTTTTATAGACACAAACGACGATACCCTCGTAGAGAGCATCGCCGCTGTATTTTTCTACTTTATCGCCAACTTCAATCACAGACCGGACATATCCGCTTTGACGTAGTTGTCAGGCTTTAGGATCTTGCCGTCATGTCGGTACTTGATTACACCGTCTACGACCTTAGTCATGTTATTCTCAGAGACTCTACGGAAGGCCTCTTCGAGATTGACTTGATAGCGTACAGCCAACTGAGAGAGAGTGTACTGTACGTCAGCCATCTCCTTGATGAACTCTGCTCTTGTTTCTACGGAAGGGTTCATCATGTAGGCTGTGCCCGCCTCGTACATTTCGTCTGTCTCTTCGTCGAAACAAACCCAGGCTGTCTTCTCAGCCAGCTCTTTGGGATTGGCGTCTACGAACTCTTGTACGTAGTCTTCTCTTGTCTTAGTCTTCATAAAGCTCATCGGTATACGGGTTGTTGTCAGGATGGCTCCGGCCCTTTCTAGGGTACCGGAGATCCTTTTCTTGCTTAGTCTCACGACGAATCTTTCGTCGCTCTTTCTCTTCGTAGGCGCGAATGCCCTTAACCATTACAGACTTTCATTATAGTCAAATTTAGCCAATAGTTTTAGATAGTGGATGGCTTTTTTAAGGTCTTCGAGACCTCCCTTGTCGCGAAAGCGTACAGTATATTTTACTACTGACGCTTGGCATTGGTCAAGTTTATTAGCCATGGAAAACTCGATAGGCTGAATCGAGTATCCTTTGTAATGATCACCGCCTTCCTGAATGTCAAGAGGATTAGTTGTAACCAAGTTCAGCCTCATAAAGAGTGAGGTCTTCTTTATCGTCATAGACGACATTGAGGTAATCGTTTTGGAGTTTACGTTTAGCCTCGTACAATTGATTGAACTCTTCTTCGGTTACGGAGATAGTGTCTTCCCCATTTCCAATCCAAAAGTAAAATCCCATTTCCAGATTACTCTGTTCCAACTTCGTCTTCTTCCTCGGGGTCGTACCCGGCATGTTCTAGCAGTTCGTCGAGACGGTCCTCGACCATGTCTTCAAAGGCGTCTACAATAGCCTCTGTATTGATCTCTAGTAGGTCTACTAGATCCCAAGCATCAAAGTAGTCAGTCAAGACCTTTTTGATTTCATCGTTCATTTTCATCGGATCACCAAACATTTCATGTCACTTCTTTCTCGTTACCCTTAGACTTTGCTACGCGTTCCTTCAAACCAACTTCCACAACTTTGGCAGTGGAGACGTTGTATCTTGAAGCTACGAGTTCGGCGGAATCCTCTAGACTGCACCCTTGTTGAACCGCAAGCTCCACACGAAGTCTTGTCAGTCTTTTCTCCAAGGACCGGATGGTTGGCAATAAACGGCACGATTCGTTTGTAGAGCTGTTCCGTGAGGATGATGTCTCCAACGTTGTATTTCTCCATTCGTTTCTGAGCTTTGCCGTCACCTTCCATGACCTTAACCCAAAGAGAGAAACCTTCGTTGGCTACCTTCTTACCGATCTGAAGCAACGGTCCGATATAAGCGAGCTTGTTGCTTTGGAACCCTAGCTTCCTTACGGCCTTCAAAAGGTCGATAGAGGTAACAGGAGGAGGAGGTGACAAACCTGCGAGGAGGAATTCACCCATCAGTTTTCGTAGATCGAAAGAGTCTCCGTTATAAGAGACGACTGCATCGGCTTCGGAGATCAGTCTATGGGCTGCTTCAATCATTCCCTTGTGACCGTCGGTCCAATCACTATGGAAGTGGATCTCCTTCTCACCTAGGAACTTAGCAGCGAAGCAGATAGGGGCAGAAGGAGCCACAATCTGATTGATACCAATATTCTGTTTGAACAATCCGAATGTATAGACTAGGGCAGGCTTAGTCTCAATGTCGATAGTGAGGATACGCCCTGTTGGCTTACTCAAGTAATTTTCCCTTTAGGTTTCGTTTTCCTCTTACGAGGGGGTCGCGGAGGAACGAACCAACCAGTTCCTCTATCGAGATACTCGGCCATTCGTAGGAGGAGCGAACTATCCGTGTGCCGTCCGATGATTCGATGATTACAGTAGTTGCAGAGAGCCCCCCTGACTTCCCCGGTTTTGTGATTGTGATCGACTGCAAGGTTTGTTTTGAAGTCTGTAGACGGTCTAAGACAGATCGCACAGCTTCCGTTTTGGCGTTCCAAGAGTTCATTGTACTGGTCTAACGTGATCCCGTAGAGTCTTTTTAGATGTCTTTCTCTTGGTGTCAATCACTTTCTGCCTGTATCCCATTGAAGATCTCATGGACTTCGGGTAGCTTTGCCACAGTCGTCAAATAGCGAGGACCTGTGCTGTAAGCAAAACCACGGAGGCCAGGCCAGCACCGAAAGCGATGGGCGCAATAACTACAGCCAGTGCTGAGTTTACGGTTTCCGCTTTTTCCGTCAGGTACGTCTTCGTAGCAGCGGGTAGGGACTTCTTCATTTTCTATGACTTCTTTTAAATGAGTGATTCGTTGTTCAGGCGGGTGGTAAGAGATGCTGTTTGCAGACAGAGACGTTACACAGAGGGCACCAGAGACCTTGTCAAAGGCGATCCAAGCAGCAGGCTTGTCAGGGGTCAGGACAGACGCATAACCCGCTAGCTGAGCCACATATCCGAATGGATCATCCTCTTCTACGGCCCCTTTACGGAACTTCTGGAAGCCGAAGGGGGAAGCAGATTTCACATCGACTACGACACCATCTACGATAGCATCTATGTGCCCGAGGACGCCGTCGACTTCAACTTCTCTCTGTTCATCTGTGACAGTGTGACCTGCCTCTTTGACAAGGAAGAGGACAAGCTCTTCAATGACATGTCCGTAGAGGAACTTAAAGAGTGTCTGGTTGCTTAGCTCTTCTTTTGTTCCGTCTTCTGGGTGGGCGTCGTACCAGATTTGTCTGTCGGGCTTTCCGAGGGCAGAAAATCGTAGAGGGGATCGTCCATCTGGCTGCTTGGACAGAGATGACTTGAGAGTGTTTCGTAGGTTATCACAGAAGGTATCAAGATTTTCTTCAGAAACTTCATGGTGTTCGTTCCTATCAAAGAGGTTGTATACGTCGTCGACGAGAGTGTTAAGAGTTTTCAATAGGGTCTCCAATAAAGGGCTGGAAGCTCCATTTAGTCTCAGAGAGATCTTCCTGTGTTACTACGAAGTGCGCGAAGTCGATTGATCTCAGTTTGTCCCCTATCTCTACAGGATCGGTCGGGTCGAGAACATCGACAGAACAAGTCCCCATTTGAAGGAGGGAGCTTTCACGGACGAAGGCGAACTTAAGGCGATCAGCCAATTAACCACACCCATTTGTAAACATGTCTGAAAAGAATTTCTTTAGTTTGTTCCACATAGGAAACTTTCTTGTTGGCACCCGCTCTGGAATCTAACCAGTCCCACCCCTACGGGGCGATGCTACCATTACACTAAACGGGCGTACTTATGATAGATTAGGCGAGGCGGTCGACATGACCACCCCACCCTTCTCTCTTACTCGAAGCGTTGCTTCTCTTAGATGACGTCGTCGATGTCGTCGTCAAGATCAAAATCCTTCTTGAAGGTCTTGGCCTCCGTGCTACCGATCAGGTCAGCCTGCTGAGCCTCGTCAAAGAACTCATCAGTCTCGTCAAGAGCGTCAAACTCACTACGAGTGAAAGGAACCAGTTTCAAGACGCGGATCGAGCGAGGGTAGACACCCTTCGGCTTTGCCTTACCGTTGTCGACTACAGCGAACTTCAGATCGATATCGGAGAGATTGCCGATCTCTACGTCCTGATCCCAAAGGGCTCCCTTGATATCTACGACCTTGATAGGATCGTTCTTGGTGCCGTCACGACGCTCAGCAGCCTGCTTAAACGTCATGTAAGGAGCACCATCGAGGTAGTTATCCTTCTGCTTGATCTTGTTGCCAATACCCAGTGCCTTGGCTTCCTTGACAGTGTCAGGGGTCAGGACGAGATCAATCGTCCAGTTCAGATTGTCGTCAAAGGGATTGCCGATTGGCTTGCCGAGGATCTTAGCATACATTGCTTTGCCACGGAATACTACTACTTGCGAATTACTCAAAATATTACTCAAATTAGATTGTTAAAAGCATAAGGCCTCATACCTTATACATAATTATACCACAAAACGTGGCATTTGTCAAGGATTATTTAATTATAATTTTGATACTCTCCTGTATACAGGTGCGGCCAAAATTTATCAAATCGTTGCTCTATAAATTCGGCTAGATGATCAAAACCTTCTTCGTCGCTTTCGTAAACCATAGGATGCGTCATTAGAAAGTCGTGTACTTCAAGACAGAAAGAGGAGACATCTTCTTGGTAGATTTTAGTCATCCGGGGATCCATCCGAAAATACAATTGTAGTAGAAAGACGCCTCATGTGTCGCTGAGTCCGTAGGGAAGCTGGGCGTCTTCTCGGAACGCGGGCTGGGTTTTTCCAGTGAACTCGGCGATGGCCTCGTGGCCCTTTGGCGTGACGAGACCGAAGTCGTCAATACATCCGTCAGCATAACATTCCATTCCTACGTCGTTGTAAACCTTTGGTGAAAGGCAGGGTGAGTTGGTCAGAAACCAGTATTGATCAAGTGTTAGCATTGTCATTATACTTTCTCATGTACTCTACTAATTTTTCTAGTTCTTCAAAAGAAGCATCATTCTTCAATCGATTAGCTCTCCAAGAAATTATTTCAATATTACCTTTGACGTAACCCTTTGCAGGAATAACTCGATCAATAGAAGGAGTGTTGTTAGTACGGCCCCGTTGACTAAAGAATAACGGTATTCCCAGAATGGGACAAGTTTCAGGAAATATAATATCTTCCGGTTGTAGGTCAAACGGAACATCTTGGCGATTTGCCCGACCTTTCGCCGCTAACACGTAACTTCTGGCAGGATTTCCTCTATGCCACTTAGCTGTTCTTTCATTACGTTTGTCACGATCCTCTCTGAACATTTTTACCATTAATGAGTTTCTGACCACGTAAGACCAACGTCTGCTGAGCATTCAATAGGAATACGGTAGTTGAAGAACTCGCCAGCTTGGCCGAAAGCTATTGGCAGTAATTCTAAAAACGGGTCGACGTGTTCAACTAGAACATCGTATTGATGCTCATCGTGTACATCACAAACTTTAAGAACATCTAATCTGCGCCTACGAATTTCTCTGTCAGTGAGGATAGCAGCCTTCTTCATGATTCGAGATTCATCCCCTTGAAGAAGGTATCCGAGCCTAGTGTGGGGCTGCTTGACGATGATAGGAGTGCCGTCGATAAGCCGGATACGTCCAGTCCTTTCGACTTCTCTTTCCAAGCGAGAGAGCAACTCCTGCAATCCAGGAAAATTGTTGACAAATCGTGACTTAATTTCCTTGCCGTCTCTTGTAGAACCTCCGATGATGGAGCCGACTTTTGCATCTCCTGCTCCAAGAAGGAAAGCATAGATGAAAGTTTTGCTGATTGCGCGGCTAGCGAAGCCACCAATTTCTTGGTTGTAGGAATGAGGGTCTCCATCGAGCACCGCCTCCGTAAATGCGGGGTTATTTAGGTAATGAGCGAGAACACGTAGCTGTATACCTTTTGCGTCAACACCGACCAGCCTACGCCTAACGCGATCCCTAGTAGTCCAAAGGTCACGAGCTTCGTAAGTGTAAGCCCCCATGTCTTCCATGAGAGGGTTGCCATTATGTCCGACTCGAACAGCCGGGATGTTAGCAGTATTAGGCCCGCTGTGCTTATACCGTAAGGTATTAGCAAGCCACAGACTACCATGAATGCAATGAGTATCGTCATTATATGCCTCGATCCAAGTATTGATCATGTTCGCCCGGGCGTTGACTTCCATCCACTTGGCGATTAATGCGGGCTCTGGTCTACCAGACTCTTGAACAAATCTAACGAGAGTGGGAACAAGTTTCCCTTTGTCTGTTGGCTTGGGGTTTCCTGTATCTGTTCGCTCGTCTGGTCCGGGAACCCATCCAAGTTCAAGGAGCTTCGCAACTCTTTGGTCTGGGCTTCCAATGTGGAAAGCAACGTACGCATAAGCATCGTATCCTCCTCCATCGGTGATGTCCAGCCTTTCGTACTCGTCAAGGTGTCGGAGATAATTGGCAGTAAATTCTCCATCTTTCTTACGAGCTTGCTTGAAGTGCTTGACACATTCGAGTTGTGGGGGCCAATAGGTGAGGATTTCATCTCGTATTTCATTCTCTCGGTTACGTAGGCGAGCGTAGAAGACATGCGCCTCTTGGATGTTAAAGTGGAAGCCGTTCTTTTTCTGCTGCTGAATCAAAGCCCAGGACCTATGCTCAAGCTCGATACCGAGTTCTGTGAACTTAGCAGCCCTCATCTTCTTTACGAGGCTGATATACGTCCTACGGCACAGGTGAGAGTCGTTAAGACAGTACCGTACCATCTCAGGTGTCAGTTGGGAGAAATCGTTGTATTCGCCTTTAGGGAAGCGAAGGCGCTCGCCCCAAGCTGCTAGACCGTGACCACCATCAAGACTAGGACTAAACAACATGCTGAGAAGAAGAGTGTCGATAAGGCACCCCACTGTAATTCGTGTATGCAAAACCCGATTAAGAGTCGGAGCATCATAGCCAAGCCCATTATGAAAAATAAGTTTGCAACCAGTATTAACACGCTCATCGATCCAATCCTTTATTTCTGTGGTGTCAGTTAAAACAACTTCTTCTTCGGTCTTCACGTTCACGGCGGTTAGGCACCAGATCCTTGTGGAGGGGATCAGGTCGCCTTCAATATCACATGCCCAGTAATTCTCATTCGGTGTTAGGTACAAGTTTCCACTCTTTTTTCACATCTTCCACAACAGCAATTATTTGATTGAAGTGTTGCTCTTCGAGAGGGCATCCTTCCAAAACACCCGCAAACCAATGATTAACTTCTCCATCAATTCTACTTAGGAATTGTAAATCTCGTTGTTTACCAGACTTGGTCATCACCTATGTCTCCTCCGTTTTCAAAGATTACTGCGTGTTCGTGTTCAAGTTCCGTCAATCTCGCCGTGTCCTTGTTGTACCAGAGGTACGAGGCCGGTCCAGTATAACCACAAAAGCGGTTTTTCTCCACGGTAACCTTAGTGATATTGCGACGCCACTCAGAGGGGTCAGTCTTGTTACGCTCAAGACGCATAACGATGTTCGCCAACTGTTCAACGCCTGCGGAACCACGTATCGAGCCTGCACGGTTCGTATGGATAACAGCGATGACTGCAAGGTCCAGTTCCATAGTGAGTGTTTTGAGCTTCGTTGTAATTTCATCGAGCTGCTTCCTTTCGTCACCCGCCTGATCGCTCACGATAATAGAAAGGTGGTCCACGACAATATACTTACACCCAAGAGCAGCCATGTGGCGGACTTTATCCAAGACAGCGTCCACACTATTGCTGCCGAAATGGTCCCAAATGACGACGCGATCATTATTGAGAAGATCATCGTACGCTTTCCTGAGCTCAGCCTCCGGCCTATCAACTCCCGGGATATGATAAGGAGTCCGATTGTGGATAGAGAGCAAGCCCAAAGCGGTATCACCGTTAGGCTCTTCAAAATGAAGGAAACCCACTCCATAATTCTTCTCCTTAGCTTCTTCGTTAGTCAGAATTGAATGTTCGATATGCTTTAGGATTGAAGTCTTACCGACTCCTGTATCAGCAGTAATAACGACGAGTTCAGACAGGCGTAGTCCGAATGTAAGGTCGTTGAGGCCCTGGAACGGGTAGGGGACAGTGAAGCTGTCCTTCCTCTCGATAACCTTCCTCCAAAGGGCGTCCTCAGAGCCCAGGAACAGTCCGTCAGGCTTGAAGACAGGCGCCTGCCACCACTCCCTGTTGAAGTCTTCTCCTGCCTTAGCAAGGAGATAATCGTTGGCATCCTTGCCTTTACGCAAGGTAAGAACTTTTACTTTTCCAAGCGCAAATCCAGCTCCAGCACAAGCCTTCGCGGCCTTTCGTCCAATTTCGTCGTTATCAAACGCAAAGACGATGTTCTCGAAAGAATTGAGATACTCAAAATCCTTTCGGACATCACGTTCAGCAGTGGACGCCGAGTGTACTGAAACCACAGGATACTTCGAACCCATGATTTGATAAGCTGCGAGAGCATCGTCTTGTCCTTCTACTACGGTGATAAACTTAGCGGAGCCTGCTGGGAACGCGTGTCTCCCGAACAGACCTGCTGCGTTAGGGTCCCCCTCTTGAAGAAAGGTTTTCTTTTCTACTTTTTCACCGTTCTTTTCTACGACAATAGGAGGCATCCGCACCTTGTTGGCTACGTGATTGCCTGCTACGTCGTAGAGAGGATATTTAGACACGAAGTCGCTATCCCCCTTGCCGACAGAGACCTTATACCTTTTGACAGTCTCGGCGGTGAAACCTCTGTCAGGGAAGGGTCTAAAGGTCTCTGCTACAGGGGAGAGAGGAATCTTCGGCGTCTTTTGGGTATTCACATTGTTTTGCAGCGGCTCTGGCAGGGATTCCCCTTTAGGGGGGAAGTTAGTCCCACAAGAGAAGCACTTGCCCCACCCGTTGTCTTGAATACTGTAGCCATCGCTACTGTTGCAAGAGGGGGAGGGGCACGGTAGGTTGGTCTTAGTATTCAATTATTCATTCGTTAGGTTAGTAGTTAGAGATTAGAGATTAGAGGATAGTGATTAGAACTGGTCTATGTCGTCAGCCCAAGGTTCTACGGCGTCATCGGGATCGTCTTCAGGGAAATCCTCATCAGCTTCGTCCCAGAGTTCCTCAGCGTCTTCTTCAACTTCAACTTGAGCAAACGGAGCAGGGCCTTCGATACCTGCATTGAAAATCGGCAGTATGGCAGGTTGGCCCACGGCATTTTGGAGAAATATTTCTTCAAGGCGTGCCCTCTCAAAGAGAGGTCTTGTACCGCCTAATTTCCAAGGCGGCTTAAAGGCTTCTTAGGTCTCGTGTCCTTTACTGTGAAAGTCGGCACTCCGAACTTACCTATGAAAGAATAAGCACGAGTTTTAGGCCTGTCGTTGTCGACTTCGATAACCTTCGAGTTAACCCCCTCCATAAAAGAGTCAGACAGTTTGTACTGAGAAGTCTGAGGGTCGTAGAGGCAGCGAACCATGTTGTAGTCGAAACCATCTACGAAGGAGATCGGATCCTCCTGCGACAATCTTTCGTCACGATGTCCGATGAACTGTATCCGCAAGAAGATATACTTATTCTCTATCTCCGTCCAGCGAGGTTCTGCATAACCTCCCGGTTCCCAGAACTCCAAGTTATACGCCTCTACCGCGTCAGGATTGTACTCCCCTGTTTCGAACACAAAGAAAGCTCCCGCCCCTTGCTTGGCAGAGCTACCCATGTAGTCGACGGAGTTGACTCCTCGAAGAGTGTTATCCTTTATGGTGCGGAATCGAGGGTCTTTCTGAAGAGCGTCGACGACACGGACACCGAAGAGAAGGACTACGTCTTCTTGTTCATCCTCAGGGATTTTAGAGATATCGAGAAAGACGTCGTAGTCATTCACAGGCAGGCCGTACATGGCGTCTCGGATTGCGCCTCCTGCGATGACAGGTGTGCGTAGGGCAGAGAAGGATTCGTCTCGTGCTTCCTTTATCGCAATACCAAGGGCTTTGATGACACCGTCTAGTCTCTTCGACTGTTTGATGTTTGTAGATTCAGAGAAGTTCAGGACTTCTTTTTCAGTTTTCATTTTAACTACCTTACTCCTAGTAGTATACAGCAATTTAAGCTTATTGTCAAGTCTTTTCTGATACCAGTTCAGAGACATTTTCATTATCTTTCTGATAAAGCTCGAAGAAAATTCCTTCCCCTACGAGCTGTTGAGTTATCTCTTCGTCGGAATCGTCGTTGAAGAGCTCTCCGATGACCTCGAGACATCGTCCGCAAGGGGAGAAACCTCCTCGGCCATACTCAGGAGTCATTTTGATTTCGTCGGGGGCGAGCTGAGCGTCGCAACAATGGCAGTGCATTAAATATCCAGATTTTCAGAAAGATTGAAGTCGAAGCTTGAAACGTCACGAGTAGTCCTCGAGGTATCGACGACCTGAGCAAATCGGCAGTTCTCGTGCAGAACAATATTCTTGCCGACGGGAACGTCTTTGTCAGAAAAGGCAGAGACATTGACGTACTGGCGACCTCGATTAAGATCGAAGGGGAGGTATTGGTCGACAGGGATTCGTAGGGAAATAGCGTATGGCATTATTCAGTTCCTTCTTGTTCGTCTTCACCGGTAGCTCCGAGACGGGCAAGGAAGCCTGCGTCAGTTTCACCGTGTTCGTCATGGAGAGTAATGTCTTCGTAACTCATTTCTTTCCTACCTCTATAATGCGTTTTAGAAGATCAAGAGTTCTTTTGGAAGTATGTGGACTAGGATTTCTTATAATATCCTCAGCCTCTTTAGACCACCAAGCCTCAAGCTCCTCGGGACAGGGATCAGAGAGCCCGGAAGAAGTTAGCATAGTCTTCGACGGTTTGACCTTCGAGGCCCGGGGCAGTGTTGATTTCGAGGACATATGCTCGCTCCTGTCTACTGTTCCAGATTACGTCGACGGCTCCGAAGTCGAGCCCAGAAGCCAAGAGTGAGCGTGATGCCACATCCGTGACTGCCACTGGTGGATTGATTCCGTTTCGGGCGAAGACGAACCCATTTCGGTGATTACGTACTTGCCAGTTGACTTCCGCGTCTGGCGTATCCGTGCGGCGCGCTTTCTTTTGGACGGCGATGATGATAGATTGCCCTGCTCGCATTCCGACATGGACACGATACTCCTCCTGTTTCTTCACGTACTGGACGTACAACGGAGCCCGTACGAGAGCAGTCCGAGTGTCAGCAATAACAATCCCGTCCCCGCTGTGGCCAGCAAGTACAGTCCGACATACAATCGGAAAAGCTTCGTCAGGGATGTCGGCTGGATCAGTCCAGAATCTTGGGATGAGATCAGCGAGGCCGCGGTCGGACATGGTGCGGAAGAAGTTGAGCTTGTTGGTTGCATGGGTGAGGTTGACTCCGTTCATGGTACACTTCTGATACTGTCGAGCATCCGTGTTGCCGTAGTTAATGATAACGTCGGTGGGACGAGGAATGAACCTCGAGCCCTCCAACTTCAGTACGGCTCCGTCTAGGGCTTCGGCCAGAGCTCTTGCTGCTCTGCTTCCCTGTCGGTAGGGGAGGACTCTGTAACGTGGCATCTTACTTCCTTCCTTGTTAGTTAGGGCGGGCTGTGACCCAACCTAGGCCAGCGGGAGGGGCGGGTTCCCAAGCATCGATGGCTCTGCGAGGTTGCGCTCTTCCCGCTTCACGAGCCATACGAGTTAAGGCCTCAGCATCTCTTAGAGACATCGCAGGCTTAATCTTCTTCGGCTTCTCGAAGGGGTTAGGGATGTACTCCTTCTTGATCAGCTCGAGCCAAGCTCCCCAAGGGAATCCGAGCACCAGCGGCTGAACGATTCGGAAACCATCGAGGCACCGTTGATTGAATACTTCTTGGTCTCCGACGACTTCGGAAAGGAAGGTTGGAAGTCCCTTGCAGATGTCGGAGAAGATGGCATATCCGCCGCGTTCGGACAGGTCAGTCGCGATTGCAGTCGGGTCAGCATAGTTCTTGACGGCGTATTCGACGAAGGTGTCGACGAAGGTAGCCCATGTCGTGACGGTATCGGCAGCATTGGGAGATCCCCCGCAACGGATTTCGAAAGAACCCTTCGTCCAGAGAGGGAGGATGTTAAACGCCATATACTTCAAGCCGTTACGGGTCTCGCCCATACCGGGGAAATGGCCGTAGCGGAGATACTGTTCCCACGCTTGGACGAGAGAGAGGGAGTTCTTGTTGGAAAGGCAGAAGTGATTCGTGACCCGTTCTTCCCCGTTCCATTCGATCAGCATCTCTTCGAAGGTACACCACAGAGCTATGATGCTCGTGAGTTCGTTCACCGTCCGGCCCTTCATATTGATGTGGACGTGGGTGGAGCAGCGATTGCTGTTGTCTACTCCTGACTTCAAGTCCTTGAAAGATTTGAAGAGAAGGTCTACGAGAGCGGGGACTTCCTCTCGCTTAGCCGGGCCAGAGAAGATATACTCACGGGACTCACCGCGAAGAGACCCGTCTGCGACACCGACCCAGCGAGTCTTCGTGATAGGGGAGGCGTAATCGAGATGGCCGTCGCGCGGCAGGGGGTTCTTGGCCTCGATCTCCAACTCAAGGCCGATGGTGCCTTCGAAGGCGTTCTGTACAATAGGCTGGTTCATCGTGACGCCGGGGATGCCGACAGCCTTAGCCTTTGCCTTGTTGTACTTAGAAAAGAATTCTTCATCCATTGTAAATAAGTCCTTTGCTCCGAAGAAGGTTAAGAACCTCTTCTGCTATTTCATCTGCTTCTACAACAGTGTGTTTTTCTGCGTCCCAGATTACGTCTGAAATTGCTCCCAACACTTGGTACTCAAGGAAGTCAGAACTCTCGGATGGTGTTGATGGTGAAGGCTGCGTCATCCATGATCTCCTCTCGTAGGAAGGCATACTTGGTCAGCAGGTTCAGAGTGTCGACTCCGGTGAAGAGACCTACGCAGTCAGTATTTCGATAGAGCCAGCGGATACCTCTCGCGTCACGCATGACAGCGAACTTCGGACTCACTGCGATAGCCGATGCTTCTGCGATATTGTTCAACGTCCCTTCCAGCGAGGGATACTTCCCTACGGCCTGCTGCATAAACCCTTCATCGTACATGAAGTGGGCGAAGTTATAGTCACCCCCGTCACGAAGAAGAGGGTTGCCGTCGTCGTCACGGCTGCGGAAGTACTTCACCAGAGTGTTCTGAGCGGTCAGTCCGTGCTTGGTAGTCGTGTGGGCCCTACGGGATAGGAACACAGCCCCTGAGACGCGTCCTGAGGCGTTCATCCACCCGAGGGTAGGTAAGTCCCGGAAGCGCTTGAACTTGGGGCTGTTGAGCTTCTTACGAACCTCTTCCTGCTTCTCCCCGCACTGGCGAAGAGAAGCCCGGTGGTCTCCGTCAGGAAAGTCTGCCCCGTCAAGGAGATTGTTGACGTAGTAGGGAAGCCCGTCATAGAGGACTACAGTATGGAGGAGGCGCTCCGACGCCTGCCTCATGTCAGTCCAGAAAATATCCTTAGCCATGTCATACCCCTTACGCTGCGACTTCGGTGACTTCTGCTTCTGTGACTGCGACCGTACGCATCGAATCCACGATGTTGTTGAAAGCAGTTTGCGCCGGGCCGTTGCCGTATAGCTGGTTAGCCACGATCATTTGAGCCGTTCCGAAATCACCTTCGTTGATGATGCGTTCGATATGTTCGGGTGAATACCCTCCCGTCATCCGGGCGACATCCCAACCTGCTGTCATCTTAGTAATAGCGTAGTTGCTCAGCGTGTGGATGACGAAGCGGCGGTCCTTCGTGCTGATCCAAGCGTTGGAAGGGGTCCGGTATTCGACGCCATAGGGCTTGGGTCGGAACGCCCCTGCCTTGCCGTACAGGTCGCGGCGGCGGGGATCGCGGTCGATGAAGCACATGAACATGCCAACGGTGGCGTCGAGAGCCTTGATGAAGTTGGCGCAGATTTCGATGTGGTCTTCGTTGTCGACAGGAATATCGGCACCCCAACCATAATGGATGTGGCCAGCGCCGCTACGAAAAGCTCGATCACCATCGGGGCGTGGATTAGCTTGGAGAGTGTACGCGTTGAAGTCAGGGTCACAGCCGAGTTCCTTCACGTGAGCTGGCATCGAAGCCATGTAGTCAGGATCGAAATCCATGACAGGCTGGACGGCAAGGTTGTACGTCTTGCCGTTGCGGTTGAGCTCTTCCCGGATATCGGCGATGGTCTTGACGATATTCTGGTTGAAGCGATCGAAGTCCCAAGATGGAACAGGGTCGATGTTGAATTCAGCAGCGAAGCCGTCCTGCTGGACAGCCCCTACCGAAGTCTTGAACGGAGCCTTCTTGTCACCCCTGAGACCCGTCTCATAGACAGAGACAGGCTTGCCTTTGTACTTGACAAAGACTTCGGGATCGGCGCCAAATGTGAAGGAAGTACTCATTATTAGATCCTTTATAAAGTTTTCTATTGACAAATCGGTTGCGAAGCCTAGTTTAACAAACTTCGCAGAGAGCATCGTTACCGGGTTCTTGTAGACAGTCAGTGCAGAGGACGTTATGCTCGTCTACGAACTCTGCAATATCAGTGATGTCCATCAAGGTAGTTTTACAGAAAGTGCATCGACCTTTCGTGTTAGCCATAACAGTGGCTTCGTCGAATTCACGACTCGTAGCATTCCACGTAATATATGGAACACCGGCTACATTCCTGAAAGAGACACCGTCAAGCAACTTCCTGCTATAGTCGGTCTTCGATCCCGGACAATGTTCGGATTGCTTTCCTTTGGAGACCATTGGAAAGACGTTCGAATTGTTCGATGGTAGGGATAGAGTACTCTTTTTGGAGCTCGCCGTAGAAGTCGGCACCATCGGTGAAGCCGAAGGATTCACAGAGTTTCTCAAGAATTCGACGTTGTGTAGCTGAGAAGGTATCCCATCGGCTGGAGTTTTGGGCAGGCCTGCGAGGGCGCTGATCTTTTTGGACAGGTCCGAGGGCACTTCCAGCTTCTTTGTTTCGGCGTCTGGACTTCCGATTATGAAAGGGTTTGTTACAGTTCCTACAGCCCCGGTAGGTTCCCGATTCCCGCCAGTTGTGAAGCCAACAGGGTTGGCCGACCTCTCATGGACGCCGGGAGAGGTTTCGACCCAGCGACCTTGCTGCCACTGGCCATACTGCCCGTCTCGGTTCCTATGCAGACCCCCACCAAAGTGCGTAGGAGTCTGATAAGACTTTTTTTCGACATGGATCTCCACGATAGGGCGGAGGGACATGACCTTTTCTTCGCCCTTTGCATCGGGGTTGATACGGAAGGACCACAGCGTATGCGGAGGAAGCTCATGATAGATCTCCCCCTTGTCGCCACCGTTCCAGAGCTTCTTCTTTCTGGCGACCGCGCCGAACATCCAGATTTCTGATGCCCAGAACATCGTCTTGAAGTCTTCCGACCATGTGAACCAGAGGGGGCGTTCGTTGTTGCGGAAGAAGTTCAGAGTTCCCGCGTCATTGTCCCACCATACACAGGCGTAAGCACCTTCTGCCTTCTTAAAGGTATCTTCGACACCATTCTTGGCCATGTGGCCATAGAGGACTTCGGAGTCAACCTTGCCGTGATGGTAGGTGTCGAGAGAATGCTGGTTCCGAAGAGTCCCGTTATGGACGCCGATGATACCCTGTTCAGGAAAGTCGAAGGGGTGAGCGTTCTTGACATTGACTTCCCCAACCGTTTTGCTACGGCAGTGGCCAATCAGTGCCTGTGACTCACCCTCGATGTGGCGATCCCATTGCTTGCTATCGTAGAGATAGGCAGGAGGGCCGACCTGCTTTGCGAAGTCGTAACCCCCGTGCTTCTCCACCTTGACGACGCCGGTGCTGTCACGACCTCGTACGGCACAGACATCCAACATGTCCTTCATTATTCGATTGCGGAGCTCGTGATCGAGGACTCCCGCCATTCCGACTAAACCACACATAATTCTTTCCTTTGTTTACACATACTTAGAAGGAAGAGATAGGACTAAGTACGCTCGTTGAGCAGGTGTTGAACGCGTTGCCTTGACAGCGAAACACGTTTGGCGATTTTATCAGGACTGTAACCTTCCTCACGTAACCGCAGAATGGCTTCAATCTTGTCGTCTAAGACACCTTTACCTTCTGTCTCCATCAGATAATAAACGTCTTTGTGAGGTTTGAACCACTCACCCATCAACCTATGCTTGCGCAAACGTCTGTGGAAAAGCATTTCATCTTCACGTGTTCCTTCAAAAGATTTGATAATCTGAAGAAGATATGGGTATCCTGTTTGGATAGCCGTTAGCCGACTCTCTGGATTTGTTGAGAATCCAATTTTTATTGGCCCTTTTTCAATGTCTTGTATAAAGTAAATCATTTTTCTCTTGACAACATGGTCATTTCATGGTATAATATCGTATAGGATACGAGGTTGATAAGCCCTAGAGTATATAACAGAAGTAGCATACAGAGGGCCGACCTCAGGAGGCCCTACCAACATACATTCTCTTGATACCCAATACCTACTACCTTACATCAAAGCTGCTGCCCGCCAGAGTTCGATCTGGGATTCGATATCCTCCCCTACGGATGGTTCCTTGCCGGGCTCTTCGTCGAACATAGAACCTTCCATGAAGTCATACAACTTCGACATGCTCCACGAGCGATACTCTTTGCTGCCAACCTCAGGGTGGCCCTGTACGAAGAGACACTTCGTGTCCTTGTAGTAGCCCGCCTCGATCTCGATCTCGACATCGCCCGGCGAAGCCAAGGTCAGCTTGAACGTGTCGCTCTCGAAGCGGTGAGAAATCTGATCCTTGCAAACGGCGAGGACATTGATATTCTGGTTCAGACACAGCATCTGGTGATGGTATGAAGTCGCTTTGACGAAGACATCGTCTTCACAGTCGTAGATGAAATGGTCCAGACCAGCATGTCCGTCTACGTCCTGCCAGAGTTCGCCCCCGTTCATGACGTGAAGGAACTGCGCCCCACGGCAGATGCCGAACATCGGCTTGCCTTGTACGACACATTCGTCATAGACAGCCTTCTCGTACTCGTCACGCTGTTTGTTAGGTGATTGGGTCTTAGGGTGAGCAGAAGCCCCGTAAAGCTCTGGGTCGACGTCTACGCCGCCATTGAAGACGACTACATCAGCGTCCTCTACGGTAGCCGCACGGGAGAACCCACACTCGGCGAAAAGACTGACGACAGACCCGAAGAACGCACCGCCAAGGATAAGAGCCTTCTTGCCAGCGAAGTCAGGCATTGTCGTAAAGGAGTATTCCTTCTCTACGGTGGTTAGATTCATCATGTCAAGTCCGATCCCAAAGGTTGGAGAAGTGTTGGTTAAGGAAGGGGGCGAGGACTTCGACGGCCTCCCTATTTGTGATCTCGTCCGCCGCGGTCGGAATAAAACCGACAGGCTTTGGCGCGAACGGGTTCGGAGGTTTGTAAAAAGACTCTTCATTGCCATGGCGGAATTCCTTCAAAGCGGAAACAAAGGCCGGAAACTTCAGACAGTCCTTTACAAGACCATACTCTTGGGTGTAAATCGAAGACGGAACGTCGAAATCCCAGAAGATAGAACGACCACCCAGATAGTCTCGTCTGGTACGGTAGTGTTCGGAGGGCTTGTTGATGTCCTTCTCTGTAGCCTTACCCGGATTTCCCGTGAGGAAATTCTGGAACGCGGAGAGATTGAAGAGGTGTGTCACCCGATGCGAGTAATAGCTCTGGAACTTCGAGTTCAGCAGCGACTTCGTAGACAGCGAAGAGTTAAATGCCAGAGCGTAAGCAATGTCAGGGTTGATCCCTTTCTCTACGAAATCGTTGAAGGTCTTGAAACCGTCCTCGTGGACCTCGTAGAAGTGACGGGTCATGATCATGATATTCTGCAGAAGAGGTGCATAGATATCCGCAGACACTACGAAGCCGTCGTCGATGTCAGAGAAGACGATGTAGGGTGCGAAAGGTGAAGTCTTCGTCAGAAAGTCGAAGTAAGGTTGGAAAAGCTCTTTCGACCCCTTCCCGATTGCCTGACGTCGACGTGACCACCCGCATTCCGTCGCCACGAGGGAACGGTCAGAGCGAATCTCATAAGAGATTTCCCGGTGGCACGGCTGGGACATACACTCCCGTTGGTCTTCGCGCGCCAGAATCATGAAGTTAGCTGCGTAACCGAAGTGCTTCTTGTTGTCACGAAGCCATGAGACACAGGTGGCGACCTGTTCCTCAGTATGCTTTGGGTTGAAATCCAACCCCTTGATGAAAGCCATGATAGATTACCCCTTATTCTTGAACGTTGCGGACCCAGTTGACCGAGCCATCCGACAGAATATCCCTGCGGTCAAGCTGGCCAGTAGGACGATTAACCCGAGCCTGCTCGATAGTGTCATATCCAGCGCCGATACGATCATCACGGTAATGACCATGGTAAGTGCGAAACAGGACGGTGACCTCAGCGGGTACCACCTCTTGGACTACTACCGGAGGCGCGGCCGCAAGGAAGACCTCTGCGTTTTCGTGACGGTGAAGGGGTATTTCCGCTGCGACAGGGGGCTGGATGAACGGCACGATATTCTCTGTCGGCATTTTGAGATACTGTGCGTGCATCACACGGTGACGGTCCTCAGGAGTCCTGTCGAAGATTAAAGAGATATTCGGCCAAGTAGTAACCCCTGTAACCGTGGCGTATTCACCGTTATTCCAGTTTCCTGAATAGGTGTTCTGACCTACGTACTGGACCCGATCACCTACAGCAGGTCGCCAAGCTTCAGGAACTACGGGTTGGTTTAGGTTCAGAACTTCGAACGAGGCCCTGGTAAGAGAGAATTCGATACGCTCCTGTTGATCCAAGAAGACATATCGTCCGTCGTAAAACCGAAGTACGGCGAAATCTCTCCCGAATCTGCGAGAGTTCCTGTTCGTGACACGGACTTCCGTCCCGACGGGAGGATTCACACCTCTATGACCGCCGCCTCTTGTGAAGACAGTTGAGAGGCCAGCGGGAATAGGTCGTGTGTAATGAGCTCGGAGGTCTGTCTGAGCGCCGATAGGAGGCAGCAGGCCAGTCATCCCCGCTGTCATCACCATGCCGTTCCAGCGGCCTTCTAAAGGCCCTGAGAGGAGATCCTTCCGGCGGTCCATTCTCGTGAACCTATAGCAGTGGCTTCCGAGATCTCCCTCTGTAGGGTTGACAGGTAAGTTCTGAGTACCGTGATTGCCGTTATGCCAGTGGCCATCAAGGACAAAGCCAATCTCTGCCATCTTGCCGAGAAGCTCTGGCTTGGCTGCTACCTGTGTCCCGTTGAGAATGATCTCGATGGCCTGTCCCTCGACGACAGCACCAACACTCGTGAGCAGATCAGTGACGTCTACCTGTGCCGTAGAAGAGAAACCGTAGATATGTTTTGCACCGCAGCAAGAGCCGCCGTGAATTGCTTGACGTGCCATCTTTTTAATCTCCTTGATATTACAGGGTTAATTGAATGTCAAGAGAAAAGTTTACCACCCCTCCATAGGAAATTCGAGGTAAACGTTTACCTGATTACGAATCTCATTATACTTCGGACGGCCAGTCAAGTACCCTGCGTCCCAAGAGAGACGACCGAACCAACGGAAGCCGCGACCGACAGCACGAGTCCCTTGATGGAATGAGTGGTAATCGAAATGGATTAGCTGGTTCGACGGAACAGGGACACGCTTCAAAGAGCCTTCCTTGATGTCCTGCTCCACTATCGGGTGCCACTTCTTGTAGACGACACCATCGACGTGTGGCATGTCAACCTCACCTACAGCAAATTCCGTAGGGCAGATATCCCCGTTCACCAGCGCGAGGATGTGCTTGCTCTTGAAGTCCGGGTCTTCGTAGTTGGGTTGCCCGTCACCACGCGTCCGAGGCACATCATCATGGTGCCAGCCGGGAATACACGGGTACCATCCCGGCATCAGCATGTGGACACGGCTGTCGAAGCAGAAAGAGGAGACGTCGTAATCGTAAAAAGCAGGGAACTGAAAAACTTTCTCTAAAAAGGCCTGCGTGATAGGCCCTCCGTGCTT